ACTTCTCTCTCAGTTAATATTTCTGCACCAAACTCATCTTCTCCATCTACAACTGTATCAAGCAATACAACATCAATTCCCCTGATTCTCGCCATATAACTCTATTGTCCTCAATCTTTGCCTTCTAAGTCCCAACCTTGAAAGTTCCGACTTTTTAATAAATAATCCTCCGCCCGGAACAAGATAAGTTCCGGACATTGAATACCCAAGTGCCGATTCTGATACCTGTGTCATAGGCTCCGCATCTGTGGAAGTCATTAGAGTTCTTGCGATCACATCTACAATCACTGATTTAACAACACTCGCATAAGTCGCACTTGAATTTGCCATTAAGTCAATATCTTTACCATACTTAATCGCCTCTTCTCGTAAACTGTCGGACACTATAACAAGCAGCTCTACCGCTCTATCTCGTTCTTCAGTATTCTTAAATTTTCTCCATATCTTTTCAACATCTTCAAGCGTTGCCAGCTCACTCATCTTAATACCTACTTCTTCTTTGCTGTTTTAGCCTTGCTTGATGCAACATTTGCAGCAGATTCTTCAGATAAAGAATCTATCTCTCCTGCTTTTTCTTCAAGAGAATCAGAAGCTCTTACGAGCTCCCAATTTTCTCCACGAATCTCTGAATCTATATCAATGGTATTTCCTGTAATCACATTAATATACTTCATACCTATTCCTCTACAACTCTTGCAAAGTACTCCGGCACTAAGATTCCCCAACCGATATACACCTCAGCTCTGATATATACCTGATTATATCCCTTCAAGTCTTTTCCGCTATTATCCGGATCACCATACTGAATAATTTCCATCGGTATTTCCTTAGAAAATCCCCACTTGAAAGCGTTCTGGAAATCTCCTACTATTGCATGGTCCTTTACAGTAGCACCATTTACAGTACTATTTATATCAATAGGCCTGCCGGCAAAAACTCCGGGATTTGCTCCAAATGCAAATTCAGGATACTGCTTGATTCCATTTGCCTTAATCTTTGCCATATCACTTCCAAAAACTTTTGACAGTGCCATTCCTGTTACATCTCCATCAGATCCATCTACTAATGCAATAGCAGCTTCAAGATTATCATCTGCATTAGCTGCTGCATAAACAACCTTCTGTGTTACCTTTGCATCAAAATGATTATTTCCAACTACTGTTGATGCCGTCTTTGTTCTTGGATTGATTCCATGGAATGCAGCAAGATCAAGACCCTTTGCAACCTTTCTTGCAAAACCTTCATTAAATCCTGTTAAGATATCCACCTGTGCTTCCTCTGATGCATACATAAACTCATCAGACACTCTTGCACCGTACTCAAACTTTATAGGTACAATAGTGAGCGGTTCAATGGAAATACCACCCTCCGACTTTTTTCCGTTCTCCGCAACAATGTCAATCTCATTGTCCATAGTGAAAATCATTTCCTTCATTCCGTTAAAAGGAATAGCATCCTGTGCTGATAAAATTGCAAGTGATGACTTACCCTTTACCTTACTAATTAAATCCGCAACTAATTCTGCATCAAAATAACTTCTTGCTGTATTTAACGCCATTTTTTAATCCTCCTTAAGTACTGATACTAATCTTTTAAAACTCTCTCTTTTTGGATCTATTCCACCCTCCGAGTTCTTAAGAGGTAGAACACTCCTATTACCTTTGATAAGCTTTGCAATACTCAGTGCATCTTCAAGAATGCTTTTCTCATCCTCTCCCTGTAACCTGTTTGCAAACTCATAAGGCAAACCATTATCAAGGGCAATCTTTGTTCTTAGTTTTTCAACCTCATACGCCTTGATTTTTGAATCTACATCTTCCTTTGACAAATAATCTTTATACTTCTCTGCTACCTGTTCAGGTGACATATAGTCTTTATACTTCTCAACCACCTCCTTTTCCGATAAGTACCCCTTATATTTCTTTTCCACCTGCTCAGGTGACATGTAAGTTTCATACTCTTTTCTTACTTCTTCCTGTGCAAGTCTGATAGGCTCTTTTATCGCCTCATCAAATTCCTCTTTTGTTTCAATTGCCTTAAACTCCATCTTTCTTCCTTTCCACAAAGTGTTGCAATCTATAACTAAAAAAGACAAGCTTTTGCCTGTCTTAATAGCTCACTGCCCTTCTTTTCTTTTTTTCCTTTGATTGCCTACATGACCAATGTGCAAGAATTGCACTTTCTAAAAGTGCAATTTCTATCCCTTCTTTATTAGCCTTATATCCAAAACCACCATTAGATCCGATTGCTCTCTTCTCACAGTTAGTAGCAGCTTGAACCATTGAAGGCTGTCCCAAATGACAAATACTTTGACTCTCTAAAGCCTGTTCAAACAATGTATGTAGTGCAATTATATCCGCTGTCTTCGGTAGTACCGGCTTAATCCTTACCTTTGCGTCTTTTAATGCATTGACAAGTAAAGCTTTTCCATTATCACCGTCAATAGTTATTGACTCAGCTTTAACTGTTTTTATCCATGCTACAATCCAATCAACGCCTGCTCTTATCGGCCTACAATCAATACCATCAATTAATACCTTATCATCCTTAGTCTTTACAGCTACAGATACAGCAACATTTAATCCGTCATGTCCGAATTTAACCCCCACATGTATTCCACCAACCAACAAAGACTCCTTAAAATCTGACACCATCATTGCATTCCACTCTGTAAGCGTAATTGCCGACTTCTGATTATACTTTATCCATAGACCTAATCTCTGAATATTAAAGTCAATCTCATCCGGTCCGATTTCTGCTCTTATCTTTCTTTCTGTTAGTATTGTTCCAAGTGACGGATTCGTCAGGTACCAAGCCTCAACTTCATTCTGGTCTGTCATTTCATCAACCGCCCACTCAGCCCATCCTGAATCTTGATTTTGCCCCTGTAAAGTCTTGTCTCTATATTTTAAAAAAACAGTTCCGGCTGAAACTGCTGTTGGTGGCGTCCCCAAGTAAATAATTTGCGGATTCAAAGAATCTGACACAACATATTTTAAGGCCGTATCCTGATCATCTGTATATTCCTGTGCCTCATCAATTACTACTAAGTCAAATCCCTCACCCAATCCACCTTTACTTGACCTGGTTCTGTAATGTATAACACCTTTTTTGTCACCCTTAAGCATTTCAATCTTCTCAAGACCAAACTGCTTAGTTGTTTTATAATCCTCTTTTTCTTTGTATCCTGCTGCCGCTAAAAGCATACAAGTCTTTTCCCAGGAAGAATGAGATGTAGTTGTTCTATGAGCTGTATGAAGTATTCTCTCTCCACTAATCAGCCCCCACAATTCTCTTATATAAACAACTTCCGTCTTTCCATTTCTTCTTGGTAGTGAATACCCATATTTAGTATGTGTCCACAGTCCATCTTTATTAAATGCCATAATGTCACATACCAACCTAACTTGCCACTCCTGTGCAACTCTACCGGTTTTATTATAAATCTCTACTGCATCATTGCCTTTTGTCTCCTCATAATCTGAAACAACGGACTGCGTAGGTATTTGATTTCCTATCCGTTGTTGCATGCTTATCTACTCCTATTCTTTATACTGTCATCTACCTTTTAGTATGAACATTCTTTACCTTACCTCTTGTAGGTATATATTGTACCTGACATCTGCAATTTGAATGTCGTCTAAAAACATCATTACCTGTATCTTTTACATCTTCATAGTCATATAGTCCAACGATTTTTTGACACCACTCACAGCATTTTCCAACTGATACCCTTTTAATTTTAGGTGCAAGACCTGCCTCACTATGAAAGTCTGCATTAACCTTAACAGCCTTATCAACTGCTGCCATAGATAAGTTTTCAACATGCTCCATAAAAGCGATACTCTTATCAAGATAACTCTTTGCATTAACAACTTCTACCACTATTCCTTCCGCTTTTCTATCATCAAAAAACGGTTTCAACGGCTTTAGTCCTATTCCGGCACTCTCATTTAATATTGCTTGAACCTGTTCACAAACTTCTGCTACCTTCTCATGATTATGCTTTAGTGAACCGGGTATTAAACTTTTTGCCACTTCGATAGGTACAATATCACCAATCATATTTTCCTTTAAATACTTATCAAGTATCTTTGCAATTATCTGTCCTGCTTTTGAAGAAAAAACACTTGCCTCAGCATAAGTAGCCGCACCTTTTTCAATCTTATCATATATGGATTTTAAGGAATTATCTTTTATAGCCTTGTTGTATTCATCTTTTATTTTACTGATAACATCACTCATAATACTTTCACTCAAGCTTCTTTATACCTGTTAAGTTTCTCAGGTTTTTTTCACTAATATAATCCGGTACTGCCTGATTAATCTTAATCACACCATCACCAATTGCAGACAACATTGCACTATCCGGCTCAAATATCGGCTCCCATTCCGCCAATGTTTTATAAAATGCTTTTCTTTCGTAATTTAAATCGTCTCTAAAACATGCAGATACATATCCGACATTTAAAAATCCGCTTCCGAAATTCCGCTGTGCTTTTCTTGCTAATAACCTTAGGTTTTCATGTGATGCCTTTATTGCCTCTGCACTGGATGGATTATCTGTAACAAATCCTAAATCATCAAGTGTCAATCCTGTTTCACCTGCAAACAATGCTGCAAACATTCTAAGCTGTTCAATATGTGGTGACATGCTCTGTTGTGAGAACTGTCCCATTGTCGGGACATCTCCGTCCTCATCCTTTGTAAATTCTATAAGTGAAGACATACTTGCTCTCCACTTCTCAAGAGGCTCTTGATCCGGATCAGTTCCAAGTACATA